AATATGGCGACAATTTCGTATTAATGCTGGGCGAAAGAAAAAAGGGTATCACAGCGATCAAGCAAATGGTAAATTTTGAAATAGAAAGAACTGAAAGAATTATCAATGGCAAATCTAGTATTCTTTTCAAAGAAAGAATGACTGGCGATGAATTCAATGCATTTGAAATAGCGCACTTTAGACTGCTTGGAGACGACAAATATATTCCGTATGGTTCATCACTACTAAACAAAGTTAGAAGAGTTTTTAGACAGCTTATAATGGCAGAGGATGCCATGCTTACATATAGAATCATTCGTGCAGGTGAAAAAAAGGTATTTAAAATCGACGTCGGAAACATTGATGACGACGATATTGAAGAATATATGTATAAAGTTGCTACCAAATTTAAAAAGGTACAGCAGGTTTCTCCCAATGATGGTCAAATTGACTATAGATTCAACATTCTAGGTAACGATGAAGATTACTTTTTACCTGTTAGAAACGCTAACACTCAGACTGGAATTGACACATTACCAGGGGCCACAAACCTTAATGATATTCATGATATCGAATATCTGAGAGATAATTTATTCATGGGACTTGGCGTTCCAAAACCATTTCTATCATTTCAGGATGCTAGTGGCGGCGGTAAAAACGTATCACAGTTTGATATTAGATTTGCTAAAAAGGTAAATAGAATTCAGCAGGCAATGGTTCAAGAGTTAACCAAAATGGGTATGATTCATTTATATCTTTTAGGTTATAGCACCGAAGATTTTAATGATTTCACATTAACGCTAACAAATCCATCAACTCAATTAGATATTCAGAAATCTGAATTACTAAGAGAAAAGTCTCAAACATATACTGAACTTACAAGGTCAGAAGGTGGTATCGCAGCAATGTCACATACAGGCGCAAAGAGAATGTTGTTCAATATGACTGACAGAGAAATCGTTGAAGATTTGAAACAACAGAAAATGGAGAAGGTTATCATGCAAGAATTTGCTGATGCTCCTGTTACGATTAAGAAATCAGGTTTATTTGCAGACATTGATAAACGATATGGTGACCCAACTGCAATAGCATCAGTCGCTAGCGGCAACACCGAGCAAGGTGGAGCACCAGCTGGCGGCGGTGGTATGCCACCAATCAATATGAATGATATGGGCGGCGGTGAAGGCGAAATGCCGCCACCAGCAGCAGGTTTACCGAATCAAACACCTGCAGAACTTCCACCGATTGAAGCTGAAAGTGTTGGTAAAAGGAAATTAATGTCTGAAACAGAATTTGATGAAAGAGTTGAGAAGCTTGTATATGGACATAAGCTAAAAAGCGAATCAAATCCACAGGTTCTTTATGAAAACGAATTGAATGAGTCTAACAATAATGCAATTGAAATGATTAACGAAATTGACGAACTGATTAACGGTGATCTTAATGATGTTGGCGAATTCGCCAAAAATATAAAGTTGCCAGATGGTAAATAACTAAGTGTTATAATAAATGATAAATAAATACAACAAATGATTTAGTGATAGTATTTATATACAAATTAAATATCCAATTATGAACAATATCAATATCGGAATTGCTAATTTAGTAATATCAAATAAGATTATCGAAAACAGCTTGAATGAGGGCGTTGGCATGGTCTCCGAGATTTTTGAAATATTAAACGGCTCGGAACTGTTACAGCTTGAATTTAATGTATTTGACAATATTGAAAATAAGACAATATCAGAAGATATTAAGGCAATGAGATATGTTGACAACAATGTTAAATTGTTTGAAACCTATACGATGCGAGAGTTGGATGCGGAACATGCTAAACTGAAAAGATTCATAAAAAAAGAAGATGTTAAAAAAATTGATAAATATAGATTGAAATTATACGAATCAATTGGAAACCTAGTTCAAGAATCATTGAAAATTAGTACTGATGTGGACGTAAACATAATTCACGAATCTTTGGATTTCGTTATTGATCATATAAAGAAAGGTAAGATCAGCGAAAGCAAAGCTGTGGAAGAATTGTATGACGACGAAGTTATTGAAATAGCTATGAATAGATTTAATGAAACATATTCCGAGCTAAACGAATCTGAAACCGAATTTTTAAGAAAAGTTATCAACTGTACAGACAAAGAAGAAATGTTTAATGAATTAATATCTGAAAATATCTTACTATTGAAAAACATCAATGACGGAAAAATTGAAGGCAAAATAACTAAAACCATTGATCGCATAAATGAAATGAAATACTCGGAACAAACGTTCGACGACGATATTCTAAAGCTATACGATTTAAAAATGGGAATACTTTAAAAAAAAGCCTCTGAATTTCAGAGGCTTTTTTTATGCTAAATGTGTACTATGATCGTCCAAGGCTAGCTCGTCCATTTTCAGAATGTTTGCTGCATAGAACGACTTATTCAACGTATCAAAAATACCATATACATATTTTACACCTGTAGATATATCCGCCTCACTTATGCCATTCATCCTAGCTCTTTCGATTGTGGCGGCATAGTTTTTTGCATAATGTGATCCATGATAATAACAGAAGATACTACTAGATGCAAGTCCATTACACTGTCTCTCAATCGATTCAATTAGTGAACAGTGAGCTTTTATCATTATTTCTGGATTATCAAATACGTTTTGCATGAATATAGGCAAATTGGTGTCGGATTTCATGATATTTCTTTCGTACTTAATTTCAGAATTACTCTTAAATGGACTTAAAAGCATAGCTGTATCATTAGTACTCATGCCTTTAAGTAAGCTATTCTTTTCGGTTGATGTAAATTCAGATGATTTTAATATAGCACGTATAGCTGTTTCAGTTATAAATTGTGACATGCCCATAGCTGCAACCGTTCTGTCTTTATTATACGAATAGTTTGCAGTTCTATATCCAGATTCTTTATATTCCTCAGCCGCTATAATGTTTGCATTCAAATTATATTTAGCTGAATAGTAATTAATCATCGAGATAATTGCCTCAGCATAATTGCTATTTGTCATTACAACATTAGGAGTTTCTGAAAGTACATTACCATTTGCGTCCATTGTTCGGTGTGTGTATGACGGCGTTGCTACCCATGTTCTCTGTATACCATTATAATAAGCGGTTTTTGAGAATAATTCATTGTGATGATAACTTGCACACACTGATTTAATAAAGTCTTCACCTTTGCTTGTCAATTTAACAAATGCCCCACCGATCTTATGTTCATACATTGATTTAACCCTACCCATATCTCCGATTGGAGTCTTTATCTCTGCCACTGTGTTATCGTCATTATTTGACACATGCGAACTACTTCCGCCGTATCCGAATGCTACTGATGACTCGATTACTCTTGGTATAGGATATTTCAATATCTTTGTACCATTGAAAGAGGTTGTCATATGGTTTTCACTGATGTTATGCTCAACGCCCAATATCAAATACACGCCATTATACATGGGAACGTTTTCCAATTGAAAATACTGTGTCGGTTGAATCATTGCATTTCCAAGTCCTGTTACTGTAGCCTTATATGCTCTATTCTCATAAAGATTGAAAAGATTCTGACCTTTTGGCGTCGGTGCTTGTTTAGAATTGTCTCCAGCTAATCTTGATAAAATTTGCAATGATTCATTTGTTTCAGGGAATTCTTTGCTATCAATTTTAATGTCTTTAAACATGCTTTGATTCTGCGCACCGAATTTAATCTTGAACGCATTCACATTGCTCCAGTCTACATTTTTATTGTTCATTTGATTCAGGTTTTCGCCAGCACTCTCAAAAATAAATGCTTTGTCGTTAAAGACCTGTGATTCCTTGTCCAAGTTTTCAATACCGTCATTAAAGTAATTGTTGTTACTATTTGACAGATAATTTGACGAACCGCCGACATACATGCAGACATACATTGGACTGGTATTTATAATTGTACCTGTGTTAATTCTAAAACAGTCTTTCCAATTCTCAGAGCCTTTTACGGTCATAAAATTCTGAATTGGAAAGAATTCGAATCCGTTGACAGATAATAGTGTACTTAGAACTGTGAATATACTTGTTTCATCACTCTCAAACAAATTAACAAGCATTTCAGGATTTATCATTGTGTCGCCAATAGGATTCATGCTACGATCAACAAACGCAAACATATCAATAAGCCTATTTCCACTTAAATTAAATGGATAACCTATAATTGTTGGGCTTGTTCCTGAAATCCATTTATCATTTATATTTTTAAATGAATAATACATTTGATTTATAACATCCTTATCCTGTGACATGCTTTTAAAGGCATTATCATCGTCAACAATTGCTTTCTTTCTAAATCTCAATTCACTGCCAAGTTTTTTAAAGAAGGTTGTGAAGAAGTCGCCGACAGCTTTGTTTGAGGCTGGTGATGTTACAATAGTAGCTAATGATGTATACTTGTCATTATCTGGAGTCATTTTAAATGTAATCTCGTTATAATTTATCAGATAAATCCTATTCATCATCAATTTATCAATACCTGCGCTAGTAATAGCTTCT